TCTTCTGCATCTTATAGAAATTGGGAGCTTGACGAAGACACGACAGAGGCTCCGGGGAGGATATCAGTCAGGGTCAACTACGATCATTTGTTCTCCTTTTACAGTTTAAATTAGAATCATGGTTGTTTGGATTAGCCCAATGTAGATAGGATCACCTCCTTTCTAATACAGCTTGAATCCAGCAGGTCTGTAGCTTTCTTCAAAGACTTTCTGTTTAACGTGGTATATATCATCATCGCTGATCTTGACAATATAGTCACCAGCTTTCGGAGTAACCTTCGTATCACAAGAGAACTCAAGAAGCTCTGTGATAGCACCCTGTTTATTCGTATACCGGAACTCTCCGGCTTTGATTTTCTCTATATTACCTGTCTCTTCAATCTGACAAGCAAGTCGAGTTTTCTGTACTGTTGTGTATTCTCTTAACATAGTTCTTTCCTCCCTTGGTTCATTGTTCCATAGGAACGTAGATGGTTTAGCAGCAGGTTGGACCCTTCAGCAAGCACTTTGAAAGCTCGCCAGAGAGTCCTAATAACCTGCATCTTCAATTTAAGACGGTCTGATTTCAGCTTTGGTATCCTGACGTACCCAGGTGCTGGTAGTGTCAGAGCCAGTTGCAATGACAAGCACAGGCAGACCGCCAGTTCTTTCAGTCATGATGTAACAGGCACCGAGTTTCTTACCAGATACCAGGGTGTTGTTTACGGGATCAGCAGCATCAGAGACCTCAACCGCAGTTACTACTGAGACAGGAAGTGCAGCTACAGTTGCTTTGACAGCCGTGGGCTGTGCGTCACCAATTTTAGTTGAGTAGGCCATAATAATCCTCCTTCTTGTTTAAGTTAATGTAAGTCTTTCTTATCTATACTGGTCCTTAATTATAAGTTCCAGGTATCTTTATCAAGTTCTCTATCCAACATAGTTGGAAGTAGAAGAAGTAGTCTATCACGTTATAGAATTTATAGAACGCTCTAAGCTACTACACTACTATACTCTCTTATAATACTATACTCTCTTATGCTCTCTTCCATACTGGTCCCTAATTAATTTCAAAAGGAAACAGTAGCTTAGAAGCGGTTTCTTCTGCGTCTTCCAGGCTGTCTTCCTGCACCTGAGAACATGTTCCTTGCCTTCTGTTGCTGTTGACCGATACAGACTTCAGTTAGCCATGTCCTGCGAGTTACAGGGTCAGCCCACGCATCTATGCCAGCAATGATCTCCTTGCGTCTTCGGGCTTCCATGACCAACTTGGTATCAAAGTCCAGCTTCTCAACCACATACCGGATAGCACCAGCCAGTGCATCCAGTCGGTCATCATGCCTCAGACAGCCCCTCTCTCTCGTTATCATAGCGATTTGATGCAATAGGCGATAGGTACTACGCACCTCGACCGGATAGCGATTTACGGACGCATAATCGGCCTCTATGACTTCGGGTGAAAGGATCAGTCGGTGGCTGGTCAGCAGTGGTTCAATGATATCTATGATTCTAAGCTCTTTTTGGCCTGTCTCGTACACTTCCACGATCTCCACGGGCCATCCCTCTCGTGGGAATAAGGGCTTCATCATATTGGCATGAGCGCCATTACCGAAGTTCTTCTCGATCAGAACCGTTTTGGATTTCGTTTCCTTGGCTACTCTTACGAGTTCTAAGAGCTTTTCTTCCTCATAGCCACCTGGGACACCTCCGACCTTGTAAATGTACACGAAAGCGCCAATTACCTTGATCACAGCGTATGCCATTTCATCCCCGTTCTTACCACCACCGGCAGGGTCAATATACATGACCGTTTCCTCAAATGGCCGTAGTTCATATTCGTGATTCATCGCCCGGTACAGTTTGAACTTTCCGTTCACTGAGGGGCTTGTGTAGAGATTTAAGGGGTTATTAGACCAGACGGGTAGTACCGGCCCCTGGGCATGATTAAACTCCGCTACGATCAAATTCTTGGGCTTCAGGGGGTATCTCTCTTCATCGGTTAGCCTGGTGTTCAGCATGAACTGAAGCTGGAACTTAGCTGAACCTTGAGACAATTCCTTCTCAAGCAGGATCTCTTCCCCGAACATCTCCGGACAAGTAGGCTTACCTTGCATTCCATCAAGTCCACCACCATGCCGAAGGTCAGGGTTCTTATCCATGTCATCAACAATGAGAGGTGCAAGCATGTCACCGTAATTCTCCTGCTGCTCAAAGGTCGGGTAACGTCCTGTCCAGATGCGGATTACATACCCACGCCCAGGCAAGTTGTTATAGATCGACTCAGTAGACTGAGGTGTGCCAAGGTAAACTATCTCACCATTAGAACAGACAGACTCAAACTCTTTGGTCAAGTCTTCCAGTATCTCTCTGGTGGTAACAGTTCTTGAGTTCTTGGTAGACTCTATCAGTTATATTAACATAGGCTCGTTACTTCCCATGCCAACGCTTTTGGTTAGCTAATATTGCATTCTCAGAAGCTGTCATGAATTTGGTGGTTGTCATGCTGTATACCATCTCACCACTCAAATCTTTATCAAGGTGCATAGAGCTGTCCTTCTCCCACAACTCATACCCATCAACCATGTGAATAGTTGACATAAATTGTTTAAAGGAATGCCATCGTTTATCAACTGTAACATCCTTATAATAATTCCAACTCCTTGAATTCCTATCACCATAACATCTCTTGAGCATGTTCGCCCAAAGATCATAAATCCTTCTGACAATAGACGACCCACGTTGAGGTATTGTGATATCAGTATCCAGGTATCCTACACCATAGACCGTCGGCTGCCGTCTATCTTTAACCTTACCCGTGTGTAGATTACTTAACTGAACATTACAGGTGTACCCGGATTCAACAAAGCGAATAACTGCACGTTTGTTTGATCTCCCAGGAACCCCTTTAAGCCTTGGCAGAATCTCTAATATCTTTACTTTACCACAAGGTGAATCATACTCGTTACCTACAAAATATTTAGCTTTAGCCATGTTTGACCTCCTTTACGTTGCTGCATGTTTCCATGCAGATTAGACTATATCTTGGCTCACGCCCTTTGCGTTTCCAAGCACTTGCTTGTACTTCCTTACGGAATAGTCGTTACACACGGGATTTCTCCCTTGCTCGGTATTGTCTTAGGCTCGTAGCCCTTAGAGTTTCACCGAATTAACAAAGTTTATAGACGACATAGTTGTTTATCGTCTGCAATGAGTATGTCAGCACGGGAACCCTGAATGTTAGAGTCAACACCCAAGCACTTAATACTTGGTGATTTGTTCACACCTTTGAGTACCCAATGCACATCATATCCTTCAATGGATGACCTGTCTCCGTTGTTCTTGTCAGCCTTGAGCATGTGCAGGAAGTCAAGACCTTCAATAATCTGGATGACGAAAGATGCAATATCCTTTGACATTTTACCACCTGCTGACACGATCAGAATGATCAGCCGTGGGTTATGAATTAATCTAAATACTGCGTAGATAGCTGTAAGAGTTGTCTTAGCTTGCGTTATATTCAGGAGAGTTCGTTAATCTCTCCCCGTTCTCTTATGAACTGCTGCATGTTACCATACAGAGTAGACTATCTCTTTCGCCATATAGACGATCACATGTTTCCAGGCACTTGCCTGTACTTCCTTTCGGAATAGTCGTTGCACTAAAACTTATAATCACAAGAGATATGTTTCCAAGTGGATCTTCTTCTAATATTCAAGTAAGTGTTTCTTGTCATATAGACAAGATGTTTTATATACTGCCAGTTCTTCCCTTTCTCTAAAAGTTCGCAAACCTTTCTAACCTCTTGTTCATTAGTTTTGCACTTCCCATGTTCAACACCAATCTTCTTAACCCATAGTCCAGTATTTTTAGCATGAGTCATGTTCTCCTGATGGGTACACCATTCAAGGTTTGTTACATGATTGTTGGCTTTATTACCATCTTTATGGTTAACATACTTTCTATTGGTATCTTTCTTAATGAAAGCTAAAGCCACCAACCTATGAACTGGATGATACTTCTGGTTAATACAAACAAGATGATATCCATTCTTTATCCTGCCTTTAAGTATATTACCTGTAGTCTCATTAACAACAACACCATTAGTATCAATTGAATATTCATGACCACTTCTATTTGTTATCTCTATTTTTGCTTTCTTATACATTATAACCCTCCTTTTAGGATAGTTGTAGTTTTAGTCAGGATTGCCCATATAGGGTGTTCCCTGTTTTAATGTGATTACGTAGCCAGTTATTAACCACGCTGTGCCTGTACCATCCTGAACTTAGGTCCAAGGAACAGCCACTTGCATATATCAGCTTGCAATCTGTTCAAGTCAGGATTTCCAGGGATGAGTAAGTTGATGCAGGTTTGAGCAAAAAGCAGGAAACCTTCCAGTGTGAATGGAAAAGCTTCCTGCACTTCCTCTAAGGCTTCCAACATCTCAAGTTGTTTATCTTCGGACATGTTCTTTGCCATAAGTTTACTCCGTTCCTACTTCCTTGAAAGGCACCACTTTGCCTCTCTGTTTCTCTTTGAGAGCTTTGAGTTTCTTGGAAAGCTCAGTCTCTCCATCCTTGTCAGCAGCGATGGCTGTTACTCCGTTGTACTCAACCCACTTCTGAATGGATGCAATATCCCGTGAGTTTATGGCTTCAATGATTGCTTCGGGTGCTCCGATTTCTTCAAAGCCTTTTGCCATTTCAAGCATGGCATCAAGCTTCATAGTATGGCAATCAGTAATGAGTTTGTGGAGTTTGCCTATCGCATTCTCGCTTGCAGCGTTCTTGTTCGACATGCTAACCTCCTTCCAGTATCCTGTTGATTGTTCTGTTTAAGTTGTTGATCGCTTCAGTATTCTTCGACAACTGCTTAGTCATTTCCGTTTTAAGTTCTGCTACCTCCCTATACTCTGCTTTGGTTGCTTTGATTGTTTGTACATCAGACCAGAGTACAATCAAGGCGCTTATGATAGGGAGGATCGCAACGCAAATCGGGATTACTATTTCTAACTTACGCATTGATCCTCCTTTCTTATTAAAGGGTTACTATTCTATACTGGTCCTTAATTCGAGGAACGGGATGTCTCGAACCATGCAGCCCCATCAGATATAAAGGAAATCGTATCATCAGCATTCGCAATGAAAGTCCCTGCCAGTTTCAGAGATGCACCATCATCACCCAGCGTGGTGTTAGCATCAAACTTCAAGGTAATGCGCCTACCAGCCTTATAGCCTAGTATAGTACCGAATGATCCACTACCAGTGATCTTGAAGAAGTCACCATGACCAGGGATGATCAGCGGATCTGAGACAGTTATCTGCGGTATTTCAGGGTAGTGTCCAGCATTATCTTTAATGTAAATCTCAGTGCTGGTACTGTAGATAGATCCATCTTGAATACCATTGGTGTTGTTATCTCTGCAATCATTACCTATGATGTTAATA